TATCACCGACTGTTTTCATAATTTCTCCTTGTGTGTAGTCTGTATGAGTATAACATACTCATCTATATTTATGCAATAAAAAGGGTAAATTAATCTTCTTTGGGAGTGAGACCATTACTATGTTTATCTGTTGTTTTTTCTACGTCTTGGAATAGTCGTTTCTCTTGTGCGGTGAGTTTATCTTTATGAGTTTTTCGAGGGTTGCCACACAAATAGCATTCTGGATTACCGCAATCCATAACGTGGTGTTTGGCTAAACGATGCGGCTCTTTGATTGCTTTATCTTTGTGTGTTAATCCATGTGCCTTTGCAATCTTAACTTGTCTATTAACTGCGTTTTGGTCACGATGCCTACGTTGCGAGTTTATAAATTTTGCTAATTCGTTAGCCATTAATGCCTCTTTTTGTAATCTGCTACAGCCGCCTTGATGGCATCCTCCGCTAGTATTGAACAATGAATCTTTACCGGAGGTAGTGCTAGTTCTTCGGCAATTTGGGAGTTTTTGAGTTGGGCGGCTTCGTCAAGGGTTTTTCCTTTAACCCACTCCGTAACGAGGCTTGAACTCGCAATAGCCGATCCGCAGCCATACGTTTTAAATTTTGCATCTGTAATAAGACCTGTAACATTGTCAACCTTTATTTGTAATTTCATTACGTCCCCGCATGCCGGGGCTCCGACCATACCTGTACCAACATCGTCATCATTTTTTGCAAAACTACCGACGTTTCTTGGGTTTTCGTAGTGGTCAACTACTTGTGCGCTATAAGCCATATATTAATCCTTTTTAAATATAGTCAAAATCTTTGCTTGAATGTTCTTTGCAAATTGCGGTTGAGGGAAATTCCAACCAATAAAAGCACCTAGTGCTAACCAAAATAACGTTTCTAACATAATATATACTCCTTGTATCTATTGTATTTATTACGATTCGCTATCTTCATCTATTACTATCCATCCTAATTTTAACAAATCTTCTCGTATCTCATCTGTTACATCACTTTCACTGACATATGCTTTCATTTTTAAGTAAAATTCTTGTTGTTCTTTGGTTAATTCTCGAAATTGTTCATCATCTAGATTTTCATTATTTTTAATGCCTGAACAATACCAATCAACATAGTCGCCCTTCTCTTGCATATCAGCAATGATACCACCTGCACTTCTCCAACTACGACTCCAACGTTTTTCAGTTAATATAGGCCATACATCATTTTTAGTGAACTCATTGTTGCACATGGCAGCATATAAGTTTTGAGCGTAGACATCATCACCGCGAACTTTTTCTAAAATCCATTCAGTACTGCGGAGATCATACTCCATATTGTCTTTCTGCCATTCTGAATCTATCATATTTTCTTCATCCCGCTGACGTGCCGATTTATAAAGATTTAGATAATCCTCACTTGGCTCTGTGCCTTCTTCTTCACAACGTCTAATGTAGTTCTCTGCTTGAAAAGTGTGTCGTTCTGGGCTTTTACTTATCATCTTCTACCTCTATCCAAGTGTGATCTCCTAACCATTTAACTCTAGCAAGATACTCATATGATTCCGGCTTACCTGTAGCCCAATCATTAGGACCATGAATACTTAATCTAGTAAATTGTTTTCTATGGTCATATAACAACCAATAGATGTTACCATTTGCTATTTGAAAATCGTACTTTGCGGCGTGAATCATATCAGTCAAATCAAGTCTATGTTTAATCTGTTCTGCTTGTTTCTGTAAAACGTGTACTAGTTCCATGATTCTATCATATTCTTGTTTGGCATGCAACCTTGCAACATTAAGCATAATATCTTTATGCTTTTCGACAGGTACTAAATCAAATTTGGGTCCACTACTTTCGGTAGCATACGGTGTTACATTACGATTAAAGAAATGAATCAATGAACCGGAACTAGTAGAATCATAACTACTAACACCATTTGCTGAATTTAATTTATCAGTCATTGGCAGATTCTTTGGGTTTTTTTGCTTTACTATAAAACACATGACCACCTATTATAGCAACTTTCTTATAAGGCCACAATGGGTCAATATTTATTGAATGGAAAAATAATGTTGATTTTGGTACTACATCTTTATGCATACCCAAATACATCACTTCGTATGCTACTTGTTCTGCTACTTTATATCTATAACTATTTTTGTTGGGTTCAGTTTTACCCTCACAAACCCAGCTGAATTGACATATAATTCTATCTTCTACCGTAATTTTTTGATAAACAACATTACACGGATTATTTGCAAATCCGTGTTGGACCCTATTCATTACTACTCTGGCTACGGCGGCTTGGCCTTTAATAGACTCACTGCCTGCCTCATAGAATATATTTTTAGCCATACACGCTAGTTGCTTTGCATCAATTTTAGTAATAGGATTTGTGCTATCAAATACTAACGTGTGTGTAGCCGGGCTTAATGGACTCACTATCAATATGGTAGACCATAATAATAATGCGCTTAAAAAGATTTTAACATTTTTTGAAAAGGTTAACATATAGTTCTTTCTCCCGTAGTATAACACAGGAACAAAATAAATTCAAGTGTTTTGGTTATTACAACCAGCAGTCACAGTTGCATGTAATGACTTGTTCAATTGCATCTGGTACAGAGAATTGTGCAGGTTGTAATACATCAGATGTATATAACGTGCTTAATTCGGGCGGTATTAAGTTTTGATAAGGTGATTTTGCTAGACTTCCCGGAACCAATGGTCCACCTGTATCTACTGGCTCTGCCTCTATGTTATATGTCTCTGTAATCGGGTCATAATAACCTAATGGTAACGTATTATTCGGGAACGCTGGTACTGAGTTAGCGAGAACACCGTTAGCTATCCATTCTTTTTGATCTTCTATAATATCCGGGATGTTATTATCCAGTGGCACTCCAACATAATTTAATCTATCTTGATTTCTGGATTGTCGCATTGCGGCAATTACACTTTGTCCTGCAACAAATGTTAAATCAGAAATTGCTTCTAGTGTTTGGGCTGCCATGTTAGGTTGTGTTTGTTTTCCATATAACGGCAACGTATCAACAAATGAATATATAGGAATAGGATATTTATTTATAAAAGCATCTCTTGGACTAGGTAAAGGGGATAATCCTGTATTTCTTACAAGTTGTTCATTTCCCAATTGGGTTCCAAACTGTTCATACAAATCATTTAAATCTACTGATGCACCGGGTCTAACTGTACGAATTAATGCAATCTCTGTATTTGCTAAATCAATTTGCGCCTGAACTGCTATGTTGAATGCAGGAATGTCACCTCCCGGGCCAGCAACAATTGTATCATATAAAGTTTGATATATCGAAACTAAGTTGGATGTTTGTAAATCTGTTATTAATGTTTGTAATTGTGGCCAATTATATGGTAATCCAGACATAGAACCAAAGAAATCAGAATATGTTAAAGTTTTATACGGGCCTGTTCCTAATGCAACTAGGTCGTATGCCGACTGTGCCTCAACTACATCAATCGGTACATTGGTTCCATTGACTAAATCAAGCCCCTGTGTTGTTTCCATATTTGCAACTACTTGAGCAAATTTTTCTATGGGAATTTGAGTAATGTTTTTAACTTGTTGCAGTGATGCACCAAATGCACCTGCTGTTACCGCAATATCAGGTGGCAATATATCAGCTAGATAAGAACCAAATCCCTCTACTAATATTTGAGGTGTAATAACTAGAGTGTCAGATTGTAGGGTGGCTGCTCGTACTACTGATTCAGAAATTGAATCTGGTATGCCGACTAGTTGAGCATCAAAAAATCCTGGCAAAGGTGTAGATGAGCCTCCGTCAGCTTGTATAGAATTTCTAAGGTTTTCATATCTTATAGCCATTATTCACCTCCTCCACCGCCATCTCCGCCGCCACCACCGCCATCTCCGCCGCCACCACCGCCATCTCCGCCGCCATCTCCGCCGCCATCTCCGCCGCCATCTCCGCCATCTCCGGTGCCATCTCCGGCGCTGTCACCTTGGCCCTCTCCTACGCCAGTACCATAGCCGTCATTACCATAACCCAAATCAATAGGTGGCATACCCGGTGGTATAATAGTACCAACTACCGCAACCACAGCAGGAGAAAGAATCTGATAACTAAAGATAGGATAATATGTTTTACTGTTTGTAGGAAGTCCAGGCTGTGCGTTATAAATAGGTACTGTCAATGTTTCATAACTATTAGGAAATAATTTTTTAATATTCAATAAGTCTGCTAACGTTTCAAGACCTTGTGTTTTACAATTCAATGAAACTAATATGCTTGCTAAATCTACACCCGAAATAACATTAAAGGCAGCATATATTTTTTGCTGTTGACTGGTTGTAACATTTGTATTATTAGAAACTTGAGCAACTTCAGCGTCAGTTAAACCACTAGCCAATAGTGCTAACACAACTGAATCAGTTAGTGCATTATATGTTTTTAATGTTTCTAGTACATTAGAAGGGAAACCAAAAGTTCTAGTTTTACTTAAATTGATTGCTTTACCTAATGCAATTAAATCTTGACCAAACACCCTAGTTGATAAACTGATACCGGTGATATCACCGGTAATCAAGTCATTCATATTACTATATGTACCTTCTAAGAAGGTAAATGAATTTTGTAGAGCCATTATAGATTGATTAGAATAATCAATAAATGAACTTGCTTCCGTCCATGATCCCAAGAAATCAGTATAATACCCTGTTAAATTTAAGGTATCATTATAATTAAATTCATTATATGCTTGCCAGGCATACAATCTTACAAAGCCATAACTGGCAGTCTCGCCTGAGTATGCAGTGGCCCAACCAGGATAACCGGAATAGTCATAAGTACTTGGTTTAGTATTACCTAATGCAGGTATAGTTGTACTACCCATTGCGATCAAGTTATTGTATGTCGTAGAGGTGAGATTACCTGCGTTATACTCGACCCAGCCTTGACGAATAGCATCTGTAAGTTTGCTCAATGAGGATATCGATCCGTTAGTATAATTGCTTATACTTGTGCTTGAACCCATATATCCGGCTGCAAAGTTGTTAATCCAAAAGCCTTTGCCCTGGAGCAAGCCACTCATTACATTAACGCCTAACGGATTTTGTTTTCCTGTATCGCTCATGGGCAAAATACATCACTACTTCCTTTAACGATGCTATGACCGCAGGAATTAGTTGAGCCTATTCTTAGCACTGGACTGCCTTCAGCAAATACAGTAGGACTACCTGAAGTGGTAGTCGCGGCGTTATGGGGAGGATGGGGTTTTCCCCAAGGAGCATGTGGGCTAATTTGACTAACATGTAGTCCTATAGGAAGTCCATTAACAAATACGGTGCCGGCGCCACGCATTATAGTTCCGCCAGTTGTATTTGTATCTCCTTTTCTACTCACCCCTGCCATATTTTATCCTAAAATTAACTTCTTCTCTGGTACTTGAATACCAGTAGTTGCTTCAATATACTTGACTTTAATACTATCATCAGTTTGTGCAACCATTGCAATACTATTAGTATTTAGTTTAAATTCTTCCTTCGGATTTGCGGTAAAAACGCTAGGAATCATTTGTAGACCTTGTTGTCCCGGGGCAATAGAGACTGGCTCTGCTATGATAATAAAATCTGCTCCTGCTAAAATAACTTTAGCAATGAGTTCTTCTCCTGAATTTAATTTGAATGTGTATACTTCATTTGTTTTTAGTGCTACTTGCATTAGATACTTTCTGTTAGTTTTTGTTTAAGTTCGGTGAAACCACCAATTAATACTCCGTCTAATATAATTTGGGGTACTGTTCTTGCTGTTGGGACTGCTTCAAGCAATTCTTCTTTTGTATATCCGTCTCCAATTTTTCTTTCTTCAAATTGAATACCTTTTTGAGTCATCAATGCCTTTGCTTGGTCGCAATAAGGACAGTGATACTTAGACCATATAATTGCTGTCATGTTGTTTTTCTCCTTTAATAATTATAGCATAAAAATCCATAAATAAAAATAATTATGGCATAAATACTAGTGTAGTTCGCGGAAGTGGAATTCCCAACTACTCTATGATTGAAAAGGAATCACAGCATGACTATTTATTACATCTATGCCTATCTAAGAAAAGATGGCACCCCTTACTATATTGGCAAGGGTTCAGGTAAAAGAGCATTTCAACCACACCGTACAAAAGAAGGCGGTGTACATACTCCAAAAGAATCTACTAGAATTGTATTCTTAGAACAACGACTAACTGAAGTCGGAGCGTTTGCTCTTGAAAGACGCTATATCAGATGGTATGGTCGCAAAGATATCAATACCGGAATATTACATAATAGAACAAATGGCGGTGAGGGAGGTAGTGGTGCTATCAGGTCTATTGAGTTTAGACAAAATGCTAGTCAGTCACTGCTGGGCAAAAAGAAGACACCCGAACATATTGCTAATGTGGTGGTGGCAAGATTAGCCAGCCCCAAAGCTAGGGGATATGTCGCTTGGAATAAGGGTTTGCCCAACATAATGAAGGGCAAACTATTAGGACCTAAATATAAGGTTATATGTCCTCATTGCGGATTGGAAGGTGGTTTTAACGCAATGAAAAGATACCACTTTGATAACTGTCGTCAGATATTAGGTAATGCATCGTAATCTAATGTCTCAGACATAACTCCTATTATGTAATTGGTACTTTCCGTTTCTTGCAGTGCGGACTGTTTTTTACTAGTGTCAGTGTGCTTGTTGAACCACGGAATAGGAGTACTTTTTGGTGCTGGACTATTATATCTAATACCAATTTCTTTTAATGCTCCTACAGCCGTATAATCAACAAAGTCTTTTAATACTGTTGCATTCA